GTCATGCTTATGCCTGCGGTGCATATTCGACGGAACAACCCGAGCCTCACGCTCTGTGGACGAGAGTCCAAGGACCACGGCACGGTGAGTCAGTTCCATGTTGCTGCACATCCTGAGCACATCAAGTTTTTGGTGATGTGCCGGGAATGTTTGAGCCTGATGTCACTCAAAAAGTCGTAGCATGCTCGTCTTTAAGCGTGGCTCCGGCTCTGTGACTGCTAAGCAGAAAACCACTCCTGAGTATCTGGACCACCTCAATGAACGCGCCCACGTGTATCTCCTCAAGTTTCTCGGTCGCCAAGAAGCCGATAAAATCTGGCTCTCCGGACAAAAAATCCACGACCTGAACGAGCGGGCCATGTACTACGCCCAAGCCGTGGTGCATGTCGAAGAGCAGATGCGCGGGGAGCGGACGAATCGCCTCGCGGACTACTCGCAGTATCGCTGGAAGCCTGTCGGCATCACGGAATTCATCTGCAGCCCGCACTATCTGGCCAAGGAGAAGGAAATCTATCCCGGTGTGCTGGAAGCGGCCGAGGAGTTGAACCATGGAGGCTATGTCGAAGCCATCATGACCGGAGGTATTGGTTCAGGGAAGACCACGTTGGCCCTGTACACGAATGCCTATCAACTCTATCTGCTCTCCTGCATGCGCTCGCCGCACCGACAGTTTGGACTGGACCCATCGAGCGAAATCCTGCTCATTTTCCAGAGTATGACGCTGAAGTTGGCGCAAGGCGTGGACTACCAGCGGTTTCGGAACATGATCGAGGGCAGTCCCTACTTCCTGAAGCATTATCCTTTCGACAAGCAGTTGAAGAGTAAGCTGGTGTTCCAGAACCGGGTGGAAGTGATTCCTGTGGCTGGCAATGAGACAGCGGCCATTGGTCAGAACGTGATGGGCGGGTTGATTGACGAGTTGAACTACATGGCTGTGGTCGAGAAAAGCCGCGTAGCTGTAGACAAGGGGACATATGACCAAGCGATTCTTCTCTATAACAGCATTGCTCGCCGCCGTAAGTCTCGCTTTATGGAAAATGGTAAGTTACCGGGCATCCTTTGTCTCGTCTCCTCCAAGAAGTACCCCGGACAGTTCACCGACCAGAAAGTAAAAGAGGCGGAGAAGGATCCGAGTATCTTCGTGTATGACAAGCGGGTCTGGGACATCAAGCCGGATGACTTCGGCAATCAGGGGTGGTTCCCGGTCTTCGCAGGCGACCTGACAAGAAAGCCCAAAATTCTCGATGAGGATGACCACGTCGCAGACGAGGACCGCAACCTCGTGGTGCAAGTCCCGGAAGAGTTCCGGCTGGAATTCGAAAAGGATGTCATCAATGCGCTGCGAGAAATTGCCGGGGTCAGTACCCTCGCTCGTCACCCGTTCTTTCTGGAAGTACAGAAGGTCTATGCGGCGTTCAAGCCCCGTGAGAGTATCTTCTCTCAACCCGTGGTGGACTTTGTCGAAACCCGGCTTACGCTCCTCAAGAAGAACTTTTGGAATCCAGAGATTCCGCGTTTCGCGCATGTGGACTTGGCACTGAGTGGGGATAGTGCGGGCTTAGCTATAGGCACTGTTTCTGGCTTTGCGAACGTCTCCAGTGACCCCCAGCAACCGGCCTACATGCCGAACATCTGGATCGATGGCACGCTGGAGGTGCGCCCGCCGAAGAACTGCGAGATTCTGCTGAGCAAGATCCGGGAGGTCATCATCGTGCTCAAGAAGATGGGCCTGAACATCATCTGGGTGACGTTCGACCAGTTCCAGAGCAGCGACAGCCAGCAGATTTTGCGGCAGCAGGGCCTCATCACCGGGCACCAGAGCATGGACGATGTTCCCTGCAGACCCTATGACTTCACCAAGACGGCCATGTACGAGGGACGCATTGACATCCCCAGCCATCCAAAGCTGAATCGAGAGATTTTGATGCTGGAGAAGGATGCGAAGACGGGGAGGATTGACCATCCACCCGGAGGCAGCAAGGACATCGCAGACGCTCTGTCAGGCGTGGCGTATGGCTTGACCATGCGCCGGGAGCTATGGGGTCTGTATCGCATTCCTGTGCTGATGATCCCCCAGAGTGTCTACGCAGCAGCAGACAAGCTCTAGAAGGACCAACAGCCCGACTACCAGAGCGAGGAGAGCCTGTCGGCGTGAGCCTCGACCATGCCCTCGTGCTCGTGGACGCTGGTATCCTCTTCTGGGAGGTGGTCAGGCTTTACAGGGCACAGTCCTGCGTGAGGGCCTTGCCGTAGATGTCCGGGAAGTCCTCCGGGGCCTCTGTGCAGACCACCGCGAGGCGGTTGCAGGAGGCGCAGAAGGCATTCCAGCGGCCTGCCGGGTCGTTGGCCCGCTGATGCCACGGCAACAGGTCGTGGCCCAGCCTGCGGGCAATCTCCGCCGCCTCCCGCTTCCGCCCTGACAATTCCCCAAACTGATCGATGGCCGCGTAGTCCTGCTTGATGACCACGGGCTTCGCCGTGGAGAGCAGGAGCGATTTGCGAGGGATGCGCTTCTTGATACCCTGCCGCTTCACAGGGGTGGTCACAAACTTGAGAGCCATAGCACTCCTTAGAAGAGGGGAAACCACGAACCGGCATCACCCGTGCGGAATTCGTCCGCATCACAGGTGACCACCCGGACGAGGGTGAGGACAGGATAGTCCACGTGCATGTGGGCATCGCTGGCCACTTGAAGGGCATGGTCCCGAGCCTCCCCGAGGTTCCCGGCATAGAAGTCGAGGCCCACGTGATATCCATGTTGGGTGACGAAGATGCCACGATAGGTGCGTTCACGAACGTTTCTGGGCATTGGCTCCTCCTTGAGCGAATCGAACTGCACTGATCGTAGCACAGCCCAACGAGTTTGTCAAATGTGCAGCCAATTGCAAGGATTTGACAAATCTGGGAGGGTGTGCTACACTGGTGTCACGTCGAACCACCAAACTCAAGGAGTGAGCATGAAGAAACCCGCCAAGTCCCTGACGTGTGCCCGCCGAGGGTGCTATACGGATAGCCACGAGTCGAAGTGTCGCAAGTGCCAGACGCCCATCAAGGCCAACGGCCCTCGTCACTCGTTCATCAACTTCGGAGCCGCCGACAGCGGCATCGTGAACTTCTGTTGCCGGTGCGCCCGTGGCTGAATGGGAACGGGATGATTTTTACGACGGACAACAGGTTGGAGCACGTATGGACAAGGAGAAGGTCTGGCTGCTCGTGCAGGGCCTTGAGCGGGCCGCATGGAGCCGCCGCTGGTCAGACGTGAAGAAGGCCCGTCGAGCACTGGAGAAGGAACTGGGGAAGCGTCCCCATGACCCGCTCTTCCACATCCCGACCGGGCAGCACATGTTGGACGACTCGTTGAAGAAGAGGTGACCATGGACGAAGTGACGCGGTTGGTCATGACCGAGACGCAGAGGGAACTGCTGAACGAGATTCACACGCAATACAAGCGGCGGGTGGTCAAGCTGATCGGTGACGGCGTGGACCCGCAGAAAACGCGAGGTAACCTGACGCTACACATCCCCTACGAAATGTTGCGAGAGGCATTTGTGGGAGAACCGCCAGCAAAAGAGGGGTAGTTACCTGAGAGGTTGACAAGTTTCGCACGTTCTGCCATACTTCCGCCCGTATGTCAATGGAGTGTTTTCCTACCTTTAAGGAGTAAAAATGCCGGTATTGTGGCTACCAGTCGATGAATTGGAAGCTCTGCAAGCGGTGCTGCGGTCAGCGGAGCGAGTGAACTGGGAAGCCTATGAGCGAGCCAAGTTGTACATCCTCCAACCTCAAGCCGAAGCCCCCGCAGAGGATGCGATGAATTCCCCAGCCGAGTGTTGAAGGAGGCCCGCCACGTGTAGCGGGCCACCCGTGGTTACCAGTGCCCGCGTTGCTGAGCGTCTTCTCGTGCCTTGAAGCCATCCGCCCGCCCACACTGCTCGGCGTGTGCCTCGTTCCAGACGTTCTCCTGTTCCAGCTTGGTCACGATGACCTGATCATCTCGGATGTCGTCATCCCGGCCCCCAGCCGAGATGTAGCCTGCCCGGTAGGAAGGCACCATTGCCAAGAGCTTGTCACGGGTGATGCCCTGTTTGGCAGGGGGTTCTCCCATCTCTCCGTACTTCGCCATGCACACCTCCGGCTGCACTCAGTTGCATGAGGGGTGCCACCCTTGACAAATCCTGCGGGGTCTGCGATACTGAGGGAGTCGAGTTTGCCCCAAGGAGGGGGCTCCTAAATGAATCTCTGGTGCGTCACCATCTCAATCCCTCTCGGTCGTCGGGTGTGCAACCACCGCTATGCGGTACTGGCCGCTTCCGCGCCGGAGGCCAAGGCGAAGGCTGTGGCCTACGTGTTCCCCAACCCCGTCGAGAACCCGGAATACACCATCGAGGCCGAAGTGGACGTGGACGGCGTCATCTCAGGTTCGACCTACTACACGAAGGCGGTCCAGTCATGATTTTCCTCAGCATCGAAGACGGCAAGCTGGTGGCTTACGACCACGCCGATCACCAGAGCGTGATCACCACGGCGCAGGACGTGGAAGTTCTGCTCCGCAAGGATGAGGACATCTCCCGGTCCTCTTCGCTGGACTTTCCGGAGGAGTACACCACGGACCCCATGGTGCTGGCGCTGGTGACCTATCTGAACGGGCTGGAAGACGACCCGAGGTGGAACGAGGAGCCGATGGACTTCTGTCCCCGATGCGAGGACTTCGCGGTCTTGAGTGCCGAGAAGGAAGCAGGCTTCCGGTTCGATGTCGCCCTCTGCGACGAGTGCCGGAGGGTCGTGATACAGGAGTCGCAGATGGATGACTTCGATGACGCCTATGAGCGGGCGCGGGCGAATGGGTGGGCCGACTGATGGCCCCCGGTGAGCAGTCGTGTCGGTGTCCGGGGTGTGGCACGTGTGAGGCCCATGACCTGATGCCAGCCCTGAAGGCGGAGGCGAAAGCCTTGAAGGATCAGGTCCGTGAAGTCAAGCGGCTGGCACTCGGCATGGCCGTGTTGCACCAGCGAGCGGTGGGTGGGAATATCTTGCCTGACGCCCAGAAAGTCGGGTTGGTGAAGGTGCTGAAGGCGGTGGGAGTCACGAAGGAGGAACTGGACGCACTGGTGAAGAGTTATTGAGGGAGGCTGCAATTAATTGCACGAGCACTCTTGACAAATCCCCAGCGGGGTGCGATACTGAAAGGACTGGAGGGCGAGCAGATGCATTAGACGAGGAGCCGGTGAGTAGGGGGCGGGCGACAAGCACCGTGGCTACCCCTGAAACGGTCAAACAAGCGCGGGCTCGACGGGTGGCAGAATCCTTCGCCGGGAAGGGCCACCCCGGATGGACAACCCGGCACATTCTCTTTTTCGCTCATGGAGGAGCACCGATGGAAATCTTTTTCTCAATCAGCTATCGTGGCGTGTTCGTGTTCAGGACCGACATTTTCACGGACGAGGCGTCAGCCACGCGAGCGCAACTCGCCCTCGCGGAGGCGTTCACGCAGGACGGCTACGAACTCACCCGGAGCCAGCGGTCGGCCACGTGGTACTGCAAGGACATCCCGACCCCTTGACAAATTCCCGGAGAGGTGCGATACTGATTCAGTCAGACAACGTTTCGATGCTCATGGAGGAGCGACCACATGAAAACCCTCACCATCCCCCGGAAGTGGCTCAAGAGCAAGTCGGGCCTGAAGTCGGTCAACTCGTTGCTCGCGGCGGGCTATTTCCTCCGCCTCGCCTAACAGGAGAACTCTGATGCAGATTCGCAACGCAACCCGTGAATTCAACCTTGCCCTCGACGCCTTTGTGAATGGCGTGCAGGCCCGCAGTGACGCCCGATATGCGACGGACTTCCCCCATTCGAAGGCCCCCCAGTTCACGGTGATGCCCGGAGCGAAGAACGTCCGGATCGTCTCCAGCGACGGCGTGAGCCGGTACGTGTTCTGCTTCGTCCGTATCGAGGACGGAGCCATCCTCAAGGCGGCGGGCTGGAAGGCCCCGGCGAAGCACGCCAGAGGCTCCATCTACGTCAACGCAGGCGCTGATGCAGTGGGCGATTACGGAGCGCACTACCTCCGCTGAGGGGCTGGAGGGGGCCTAAAAATCCCCTCCAATCACTCTTGACAAACCTCGCAGGGCATGCGATACTGTTCTTGTCAGTCAGCAATCGGCAACCGCTAAGGAGTAGCACATGGCCAAGACCCCGACCGTCCACAACCCCACGAACTTCGAACCCAGCCACTACGAAGTGGTGAACTACCTCGACAACCAGCGCCCCGCGTATTACGGGCAGGGCATCGAAGCGCATGTCGAAGAGGTCAAGTTCTGGCAGGAGGAGATGATCGCCACCTTCGGTCCCGATTACGCCAAGAAAATCCACCACTGTGTGCATTGCGGCAACGGGCGCGTCCGCTGGATTACGGCGACGACGCACCTCCCGACTGGCGACGTGGTGGTCTTCGGCAGCGACTGCACCGCTCGTCTCGGCTTCCGCAACAAGGTCCAGTTCAAGCTGGCGCAGTTGCAGGCGAAGGCCGAAGCGGGTCACGCCAAGATGAAGATTTGGAAGAAGCGCGTGGCCTTCCTTGAGGCGACCCCCGGCTTCGCAGAGGCCATCGAGCAGGCCAAGGGTGCCATCCACGCGAAGAACGGCTTCGTGCAGGATGTCATCGGCAAGCTGAACCAGTACGGCTCGCTCAGCGAGCGTCAGGTGGCCGCAGTGCTCACCTCTCTCGCCCGCGACGTGCAGAAGGCCCAGCAGCAGGCTGTGGAGGCCACGGAGGTCAAAGGCGAGGCCCCGGTAGGCCGCGTGACGGTCACTGGCGTCGTCCTCTCCACGAAGGTCGTGGAGGGCTTCTACGGCACCACGGTGAAGATGCTGGTCAAGCTGGAGAACAACAGCCGCGTGTGGCTGACGGTCCCCTCCAAGGCTTCGGTGAGCCGCAACGACAGCATCACGGTGACGGCCACCTTCGAAGCCTCCAAGGACGACAAGTCTTTCGCCTTCGGGTCACGTCCCACGGTGGTGAATGTGACTTCCCCAGTGGCGGTTTAATGGCCACTTATCGCAAATACAAGGTGTCGCTGGCCAAGCTCGCCCGAGAGAAAGGGGTGAGCCGCCAGCGCATGTGGCAGATTCTCCGCACGCAGGAGGGTCTGTGTAGTACCTGTGGAAAACTCCGCAACCTCTACGCATGGGTGTGTGATGACTGCGCCAAGAAGCACCGGAAGCGCACACGCGAGGTGAACGGGTGCCGGGAGTGGCAACCCGGCATGGGAGGCCGCAAACCCCTCGACTTTGACAAACGTTAGACCCGTGCTATACTGTCAACCTCAAAGGAGTTGAGACGTGAGACTACCCATCTCGGACGACACCAGAGCCGCTGTGCATACCGCCCTCTCGCAGGAGTACTTCGAAGGCGCGGTAGAGGCTGTGCTGGAAGAGCACCCCGGCGCAACACGAGATGATGCGGTGGACACCGTCGAGTGGTACGAGGAAGTGGCGGGCAGCAAGCATGACTGACAAGAAGCGGGAACCGTCCTGCACCAACAACCACGATGCCTTTCGTCGTTTCCTTCGAAATATGAAGCTCGACCCGAGGCCGTGTCCGAATTGTGGGTGGGTGTTGAGTCCAGCCAGAGTCGAAGCGCCGACAGCGGCCGAGAACTTGGTCCGCATCAGGGCCATTCTGGAAGATGAGCCATTGGTGCGTGATTCGTCGGCGTTCGAATTGCGCGATCTGCTGTTGGAGGTTCTCAACGAAGATGCCTATTAAAATTCGGGTGACCTCCACGTTCGATTCTGGGGGAGGCCCAGAGGAAATCTCGGAGCAGTATCAGGTCGAGACGTGGCCGGAGATGGTCAAGGTGCTCATCGAGGTGCATGCTCAGGCTCCGGTGTTGCCCGACCATATTGAGATTGAGTACGAGTCGTGAGCGAGAAATCGGTGAAACCACGTCATCGAGATATGGCAGAGGCCCTGTTGATGGGGTATCTGAGAGCACATGCCCATCGTGTGGTGTCAGATATGTTGATAGATAGGACACTACCGGGTGTTCCAGTGATGATTTGGCCGCTTACTGAGCAAGAGATTGAAGCCGTAGCCGAGACATTGGCGGAGTACGGGTGGCCTGAAGAAGACAAACCGTGATGAGCGAACTTACCAACGACATCATTCCCGGCAGTTGCTGCAGCGTGTGTCACAAATTATTGCATCATGATGGTGGTACGGATCACTATACGCTGATACACACCTACATCAACCACGGGCCGTTGCTGCCTACTGGACTGATTGACCCCAGCGTCTTGTTCATTGCTCCGGAGATGCAGGTTTGGTTTTGCGGCGGAGAATGCTTGTTGGCGTGGGTGCGGGAACACATTTGGCCGGATGTCCGAGGATCACAATGAAACAAAAGACACACGCTCGGCGCAGGAGTCTCGCGGAGAGCCTATCAGCCAAACAGCGCAAGGAGTTGCTGGACTGGGCAGGCCGCTCGCTCAAGGGCCTCGATGAGTCTCACGTGTTCGTGGGCATCATGGACGGCAAGCCTCTTGACGTGGCACGGGTGGAGTTCCTAATTCAGTTGGGACACGCTATCCTGAACGACAAGCCGCTCGTGTTCCCGGTGCCGCACGGGATGGAATTGCCCAAGAAGCTGGAGGCGGTGGCAGATGCCATCATCCGCTACAACCCGGATGACCTCCAGACGCTGGAACTAGGGCTGGAGAAGTGGTTCACGGAGTCAGGGAAAAAGGTGCAGTGAGATGACGATGATTACGAAATGCCCGCAGGACGTGAAGCTCCTTGATACGGGTGAAGTGGTGACGGTGGTCGAGATTCTGCCGGTGGGCACAGCGGTGTTCTACCGTATCGAGTTCATCAACGGCGACTCTACGCTCGTGATGGGTTCCAAGCTGCGTCCCTGCAATTAATTGCAATGACGGTCATCAAACCCACGCACACGTGTTTTGACGATGTGCTCGACCACCAGTCGTATCTGTTCAAAGCAGACCCGCAGACGGTAGCCCGTCAGCACATTGTGCATGGCATCTGCCTGATGCCCGAAGGCCCGCGCATCGGGAAGCCCTACGCGCATGCGTGGGTGGAGGATGACACCGAGGACCGAGTCTATCAGTCCGGGATGGTGAAGGACGTGAAGGTCTGGTACTCCGTCAGTCGCCCGGAGTGGTATGCGATGATGCGGGTGCAGAAGTTCACCCGCTACACCTTTCTGGAAGCCCTGAAGAAAAACTGGCAGACGTACTTCTTCGGCCCGTGGGAGCCGGAGTATCTAGCGTTGTGTGGAAAACCTCAAGGAGATGCCCATGCCCGAGATGACGATGGAGTCCGAAACGAACACGTGCGAACATTGCAAGGAGAAGATCGTGCCGGGGGACAAGGTGATTGCCTACATCGACCGGAACGAGGCGCAGACGGCGAACATCACTCGGATGATGGTGCATGATCGATGCGCCGAGGCGTTCTTCGGCATGTCGAGGGTGCAGTGATGGGTGCGAGGAGGGTGACTGATATGAAGCAAAAGAAAAACAAGAAAAAGAAGTTGTCCCAGAAGGAAAAGCAGACGCAGGGACAGCCCCAGAAGCCGCAGGGACAAAAGCAGAAGGAACGGTGATATGAACGAGTTACGTCCGGGGATGGTGTGTTTCTGTTGTCAGGGACACAAGGTGGTCACCGAGATGACCGATGGCATTACCAGTCATACCGTGTGCGACGAGTGTCGGCAGATGGTGACGACGTTTTTCTTCGTCCACCGCAACCTGATGGAAGCGGTGTTGGAAGTGGCGCAGGCCAAGCGAGGAAGCCGTGAACAACCCCAAGTCTCCTGAGTTGTTGGAACTGCCCAATGACCTCCGCGAGGAGGCGTTGGCCTGTGGAGCCCCCATCGAGTTGCTGACTCGCATCTACCGGCGAGGCTTCAACGCCAAGGTCGGAGCTACGGGTGAGTACCCGTATGGGAAGCTGAATCCGGCCGATCAGGGGGAACTGACCGTAGCCGTGGCCGCTGACCCTGCCAACGGCGTGATCAAGCTCATGTTTGGCAAGCCGGTCGCGTGGCTCGCTTTGCCGGTGGGGCATGTCCGACAGCTTGCTCAGGTGTTGCTGGAGAAGGCGACGGAACTGGAGAAGAAGTTGTCCTGAAAGCTGTGGTATACTACCGTAGCTCAAGGAGTGAGAGATGACCTTTACCCCCTACGACAAAAGAAAGATGCAGGAGATTGAAGCGGCCCTGCGGAATGCCCACACTTCGCCGTCGAACGGTGATGATGCAGGCAGTTTCCCTAACGATGTGGCGATTTTGTTGACGGCGCAGGAGCAGTTGACGGCGCTGATTGCTTCGCTTCTGTCGAGGCTCCTCTAATACGGTGGGCAGCGGGTGTGTCTATGACCGAGTTGCAGCGGTGGCTGAGTGAACATGACCAGCGTGAAATCCACAAATTGTTAGTAGCCAAAGCCGTGATTTTCCATGCACAGGTGGATGGCGAGCACGAGTGTCCGGGCGTCACGTGTGCTCGTGTGCAACGACTGGTCGGGTTGCTGGAACAGTGGACCATGGTGCTGCTCTCGCTATTGGAGCCGGTCAATCGTGAAAAGATCGAGCCCCTGTTGAAGATGCTGGACGAGGTTGTCCCCGACATGTTCCCTGATCAACAGGCGAAGGTGCGAAAGGCCATCAAGAAATGCCGTCGAGAGTTAGAGATGTGATATGCCCAAAGGGGTGTACCCGAGGACAGGCAGATCGATTGATGCGAGTTTCTGGGACCGAGTCATTTGCGCCACGGATATCCTGAAGCCATGGATGGAAACCCCCTGCTGGGGGTGGAGAGGATCGATTTCGACGGTCGGATTTCCGACCTTCCGTAGCAACTACCAGTGGGTGTCCGCGATTCGCTACGCCTATGTGTGCCACTTCGGCCGAATTCCCAAAGGACTGCGGGTGTTCCATCGGTGTGGCACGCGCATTTGTTGTAATCCGTGGCACCTCTATCTCGGA